TACTGGGGGCAGCCTTGTTCAAGGAAAAATATGTCCAGGGCGCGAGAGTTCACCTCTTCGGGCTTCCCCCGACAGGCAAGGGTTTTGTGACTCAATATGCCGAAAAGTTAAGAGCTGCCGGGGTTGTGGGTGAAGCCAATATGCTGGTCCCGTTTATGAATCAAGTTTACCGCAGTGCGGACATCCTTGTCACGCCCCACAAAATTGCAACCCGGGTCATCAGGGAAGCCCTGGCGTCCGGTCTGCCGATCGTCGCCGGCTCAGGATGTCCTTACACACCCTACGTTGCGGATGCGAGAGATCATGAGGCTTTCGCTCATCAGATAAATCGGTGCTGGATATCCTTGCAGACTAACAGAAAGCAGATGAAAGAAGACGCTCGGAAAATGGCGGAGAAGGAATTTGGTTATGAACCAATGGGCAGAGCAATGCTCGATCTCTGCAATGAGATACTTGGGAGAAAACAAGAAACGGGTCATTTGCCCATCGAATGGAGCGGGTGGTCTCTTGATCCCACCGACTGGATTGTGCTTCGAGACCTCCTGAAAACGAGAAAGATCAAAACGGTTGTTGAGTTCGGGGCGGGTGTTTCGACACAACTGATGGACAGACTGGGCGTGGAAGTGGATTCTTACGAGACAGATGAAATTTTTGTCGAAAAAGTGAAGCGTCTCGTCAGCAAGGCCAATCTCATTCTGTGGAACGGCACATCACCCCTGGTACTTGGCACATATGATCTGGCATTGATTGATGGGCCTATTGGGGGTGAAAACAGAGAACCATCTTATAAGGCGGTTTCGGATAGTAAGATTAAATTAGTGGCCTGTCATGATTCTAAAAGGGTTGCAGAACGTGTTTGGATAACCAAATATTTTAGCACCTGGAAGGAAATAGCGAAGGCCGATGAATCTGTACAAGGATTATTAATATTAGAGAGGCCATGATATGCCCACTTATTTCGGAATAGCGACCCATCGAATAATCTATAAAGCGGAAGGATTTGGTCTCGCCAAGGTAGTGACTGCTTATATTTGGAGTCCGGCCCTGGTTAAGTCTGCGGAACAGACTTTTACCGAAGTATCAGATGGAATTTATTACAAAGACTATGCCTTTGCGGCATTGGGCACTTATTTTGGCATTTTTTATGAAGGGGGAATCGCAAAAGTCTCTGGAGCCTTTAGAATCGTTGACGTAGCTGCAGATGTCTTGACACGGCATACTCCGGTGGTCGGGATCGACATGGGACTTTTACTTGATCGAATCTATCAGATGATTAACAACGATATGATCGTTACTGAGGCAACAGGAGCAGTTGCCCTTAGAAATATCGCTGACGATGCGGATATTGCAACTGGTAATGTCCAGGATCTGGGTGCCACCACTAAACGAGCTCATCTTACCTGGACATAAGGGTTAAGAAATGAACTATCTTCCCTTTGTTGGGTATTGGTTCTATGGAGCTACTACCGTAGAGGAAAGAGCTTCATTTTTTAATTCTTGGGGATTATTGGAAATTGCTCCAATAGGCGCAGCCGCTTATATATTGGTTGCGGAAGATGGTGCCTATATCATCACGGGCTATGATGCCACATTATTGTGGGCTAAAGCTAAATTGATTTTTGTAGAAGGCGGTGCTCCTACCCAGTCAATTTGTTTTGTAGAAGGCAGTGCTCCTACTCAGTCAATTTGTTTTAGAAAAGGGGAATGAATCATTGCATGAAATAATTATCAAGGAGAGATGAAGATGGCCATTCAATTGATCACCGCTCCGACCATTGAACCCGTTACTTACCAGCAAGTTATCGATCATCTTCGTATCAACTCTTTTGATGAGGCGATCGATGAATCTTCAATTGAATATATCGACAATCTTATCTCGGCGGTTCGAAGACTTACGGAAGACTATCTCAATCGAGCCTTAATTACTCAAACATGGGAATATTATCTCAATGAATTCCCGGATGTAAATTACATCGTATTACCAAAACCACCACTTCAATCCATCACTTCTATTTGCATTATAACAGAGGACGAGCCGGAAACCATAGACCCGATTTATTACTTGGTAGACACCGCCTCTTTTAGAGGAAAACTCGTATTAAATGCAGATCAATCATGGCCCACTCAAATCCTATACGAAATGAATCCAATTCACATTACATTTGTCTGCGGTTATGGAGACTTGGCAGAAGATGTTCCCGCAGGAATTAGGCACGCTATTCTTTTACAGGTTGGGGATCTTTACGACAATCGTGAAGACTATCGGGAAGCAAAGTTGAGTAAAACAAGCGAAAAATTATTATGGCCATATCGTGTTTTTTGTTAAGAGAAAAAAATGGATTCAGGAAAATTGCGTCATCGCAAAATTAAAGATTTAACTAATAAAGTATTTGGAAGATGGACGGTTGTTTCTTATAGCGATATGGATCAATACCGAGCTTCCTTTTGGCTATGCCGTTGTATTTGTGGAAACCTAAAAAGAGTGCGTGGCAGTGGATTGATTCGGGGTGATAGCAAGAGTTGTGGATGTCTTAAAAAAGAATTATCACAAGAGCGTTTAAAGGGATATGGCGGGCCAAATCACTATGCATGGAAGGGGGGGAAAAGTAAACGTGGTGGATATATTCGTTTACGTTTACCCATTCATTCTAATGCCGATAAAAACGGTCTTGTTAGTGAACATATTAAAATAATGTCTGAAATCCTTGGTCGTCCCCTTTTACCTGGTGAAACGGTTCACCATAAAAATGGACTCAGGGATGATAACAGGCCAGAGAATTTAGAATTGAGATTGAACAATCATCACCCAAAAGGCCAATTAGTTGGAAAAGATTTAATTCCGTATTGGATAGAAATGTTAATGCGATATGCTCCAGAAAAACTTATAGGGGATATTGTTCATGAATAGCGGTAAATTAAGGCATAGAGGTGAAATCCAAAACGCTATTGATGTAAGAGATGAATTCGGAGCGATATCTTATCAGGAATGGGTATCATTTGCATACTGTTGGATGCAAATAGAACCATTATCCGGAAGGGAATACTTTGCTGCTGCTCAAATTCAATCGGAGATCAGTCACAAAATAACGATGCGCTATAAGAGCGGAATCAAACCACATTATAGAATCCTTTGGAATAGTCGGGTCTTCGATATTCAAAGCATCATAAACATCCGAGAGGAAAACCGTGAGTTGATCCTTTATTGCAGTGAGGCCGACATTGGAAGTTAAGATCAAAACAGAGGGTTTTGCTGAGTTAATGAAAAGTCTCGATACCTTTTGCTCTCCCAAGGTTCAGATAAAATTGGTTCAGAACGCCGTGAGGGAAGCGGCAAGGCCTGTCAAACTGGATGCGGAGCGACGATTAGGCAGAGGGAAAGGATATATCGGAGTAGGGATACCGAAGCGCTGGGGTTGGGGAGCAGAGACTATTGCGGCGATCGGGATTGGTATTCTGAAGAAACATTGGGGGTTGATCTTTACCGAGTATGGGACCATTGAACGATATACGGGAAAGAAGAGAAGAGGTAAAGTGGCCGGGAAAAGAGCATATCGCGGGAAGATTACGGCGAAACCTTTCCTCCGGCCCGCTTTAGATTCTAAAAAGAATGAGGCATTGGACCGGATGCGAAGATATTTGGAGCTGGCTTTGAGTGCCATTATTGAGCAGAAGCAGAAGATAGTTCCTACCGTGAGTGAGATTGATTGATGAGCGTAGAGAGCGAGATTTTTGCCAGGCTTAGCGGTTATACAGGCCTAACATCTATCCTGGGAGGATTAGATCCTCATGGACATGTCAAGATTTACCCTCTTGCCATAGAACAGGATACCGTGCTTCCAGCGATAACTTATTTTAAAGTCTCAGATGTCCCGGAACATGCGATGGGCGCTGATGCAAGTATCAAGACCGTCCGGATTCAGGTTTCATGTTGGGCCGAGACATACGGGGTAGCGAAGAGTTTGGAGCTGCAGGTGAAGGCTGCTCTGAGTAGATACCGGGGCGGGAACATTCAAGATTGCTTCTGGGATAACAGCACCGATCTTTCTGATTCAGAGGAAGGCATATTTCACGTTGCTAACGATTTCTTAATCTTTTATCAAGGATAAAGAGGTGAGGAGAAAAAATGCTTTGGCAAAAAGGACATATCCCATGGAATAAAGGATTACCCAAGGAAATGCAACCATCCTTTGGAAAACAGAATGCATTAGGATTTAATCATTCAGATGATGCTAAAAATAGAATAAGTGTTGCGCATAAGGGAAAGATTGTAAGCCAAGACACAAGAGATAAGATATCTCTCGCAGCGATTGAACATGGTCATAGTAGAATAATAAATGGTAAAAAGGGCTCACGGGAATACCATAGTTGGAGTGGAATGAAAGCAAGATGTCTTAATCCTAAAGGCCGTGCCTACCTTGATTATGGTGGGAGAGGGATTATGGTTTGTGAAGACTGGAAGAATAGTTTTGAAAATTTTCTTCAAGATATGGGCAAATGTCCACCTGACTTTTCATTAGATCGAATTGACATGAATGGAAATTATGAACCATCAAACTGTAGATGGGCAGACAATAGTATTCAGATGAAAAATAGAAGGCACATTACCAGTGCCCAATATATTAAACTCGAAAAAGTCTTTTTATTCACTCTCATCTGTCTTGGATTGGCGATGAGAAAGGAAGGTGAAAAATGGGCCAGATAGTCCTAAATAATTGCCGCCTATGGGTGGGGGCGCACGATATGAGCGGCAAGCTTAACGCGATTGCCCTAAACGATGCACCTGACATGCTGGATAATACGGCCTTTGGGCATACGGCTAAATCCCGAAAGAAGGGTTTAGAGGTAGTCACTGCCGACTTGGAGGGATTATGGGAGGCGGAGCCAGATAAATACTTTTCCAACCTGGGCTTATTTCATATCACCGGAACGGCCACGGGCGGTTCGACCATTGCCTTGATAGATATCGCTACAGATTTTAAATCAAAGGGCATAGTCATTGGGTCTACCGTGGTTAATATTACCGATAATGGGCAAACTCAAGCCGCGGGTGTGACGTCCATTACCACAACAACGAACCCCAACGATACCTTAAATTTTGCCGCGTTGTCAAACTCGGCGGATTTTGCAGGAGGCGGGAATTCTTACGAAGTAATCGTCTCGGCAGGGGTTCCGATGACCATCGCTCCCGAGCCGACGATAGGCGGGCCCGCTTACAGCTTTTTATCTCAGAACGTCGAATATGTTTGGGGGGGATCGGTCGGTGACCTGGGAAAGTTTTCCGTGAAATCGGAGACGGTGGGAATAAGGATGGTTCGGGGTCATATCCTTGAGAATGGAGCCGCCGCAAGAATAGTTACCGCGAATGGAACGGCCTTTGAGCTTGGAGCGGTTGGGGCAACCAAATATCTTTACGGGGCGATCCACGTGATCGCTGCGGCGACGGCGGTCGGGGATACTTTGGCCGTGATCATTGAGAGTGATGATGTGGAAAATTTCGGCGGTACACCTTCGACCCGAATCACTTTTACCACGGTTTTGGGAAATGGAGGGGTAACCTATCAATGGGCAACTCCTGTCGCTGGAGAAATCACCGACACATGGTGGAGAACTGCCTGGACAATCGTTGATGCGGGTGCCGACGACGCAAGTTTCACTTTTGTGGTGTTTATGGGGATAGTTTAAATTCAAATTTAAACAGTAGGGGTTTTCTCTAAGGTCCGGCCAGACCGAGAGAAACGCAAGAATAGAAAAAGGGCAGCAGGTGAGTGCTCACCCACTCATTTGTTGCCCTTTTTTTATTGCCCCGAAGAAAACGGAGGTAAGAAAAATGGCACAGATCGTATTGACGGATGTTTTGGTTTCAATCGCGGCTATTTATGCTGCACCGAATGGTTTTGCAGCAGGAGCGGTGAAATCGGTGACGATCAACTACACGCCCGCTATGCTCGATAACACGGGCATGGGTCACGGGGCAAAATCTCGGAAGAAGGGCCTGGATGATTGGTCAATCGACATCGAGATTTATCAGGATTATGTCAATGCCACCGTGGATAATCTTATCTGGGATCTGATGAGCGCCGGAACAACGGTAGGAGCCATCGCAATCAGGCCAACGGGTGCGGGCGATAATGTTCCTGCGATCGGAGTGGACAACCCCGCCTATGGTTCGGCAGCAGGGATTATAGAATCCTACTCACCTATCGCCGCTACAGCGGTCGGTGATTTAGGCATCGCCAAATTACGTATTCTATCGATGGGAGCGGCGATGACGAGAGTTGAATCATAATATCTCAGTTAGATAGGAGGATTATTTATGGATGAGAAAATTCTCTCTAAGGATGAGATTCTCAGCGTAGAGGATTTGCCTCGTGAAACGGTATTCGTTAAGGAATGGAAGGGTTCTGCCATTATTAGGGGCCTGACGGCATCGGAAAGAGATGAGTTTGAAGCCAATATCTTTACGGGAGAAGGTAAGGGACGAAAGTTCAATCACTCCAACTTGAGAGCGAGATTGCTTTCTCTGACAATCTGCAATGAGGTAGGGGAACGAATCTTCTCTGAGGCCGATATTGAGAAACTGGGGAAAAAGAGTGCGAAGGTGATGGATAAACTTTTTGGAATTTCCCAAAGACTCTCCGGCATCGGGCAGACGGATCTTGAGGATCTGTTAAAAAACTCAGAGCCCGAGCAACCCGTTTAGCATTATTTAGGTTGTGTCGGGCTTTCAAAATCTGGAACGTGGATGAAGTAGGAAGAAAAATGTCCTCTCATTTACTTACTGAGTGGATGGCCTATTTTAGCCTTGAGCAAGAAGAGAGATTGATGGTTGAATTGAAAGCAAAGGCTGAGGCTGGGGAAAAGGGGATGAGGGTGAAGAGGGGTAGAAGGTAAATGGCGACTACGAGACTTTTGGTAGATATTGAAGCAAATTCAGCCAAACTTGTCACCGAAGTTCAAAAAAGCCGTAAATCCATAGAAGGCATGAAGACGTCTGTGGATGAGATGAAATTCTCCCTGGCCACGATCAAATATGATGCCTTAGTTAACCTTGGTCAAAAAGCTCTCCAGGTTGCCAAACAGATATATCAATTCGTAGATGTAGGAGCCAAGGTTAAAGCTACCGAAGAATCATTTGAATCGATGGCCAAGACTTCGGGTATCGCGGTAGATTCTCTTATTAAAAAACTCTCGGTAGCAACCAACGCTACCATGGACGACACCGATCTGATGATAAAGGCCACTAAGATGATGGCCGAAGGTTTTTCTGCGGAAAATATAATAGCGGTGGGGGAAGCGGCGAGAGTCTCAGCACGTCTCACTGGGACGGAGGTCAAGACCGCCTATGAATCTATGGCTGATGCCATCGTAAATCTGCGTCAGAAAGGATTGAAGACTCAGGGATTTGTGATCGACCTGGATGATGCTTATGAAAAGCAAGCTAAATTATTGGGGATAAATAAGGATGAATTGACCGGATACGGTAAGCAAATGGCTTTGCTTAATGCTGTAATGGAGAAGACAAAAGAACTTCAGGATAAACTTAACATATCGACCGAGACATCCTATGAAAAAATGCAGCAGCAGAGAGCATCTTATCAAGATATATATGAATGGCTTGCAAAAGTAGCTTCTTCAGATTGGGATAAGATAACCTGGGGATTTGAAAAATTTGGTAAGGGAGTGATCGGTATTGGCAGCGCGTTTAAATACGCGTATGACCAATGGATGAAGTTCGGCGAAAAGATCGGAGTTATATCTGCTCCTAAAGGCATTCAGGTTGAGCAGAAAGATCAAACTTCAATCGACAAAAAACTTAGGGATCAAGCAAAAACGATGCTTCCCGATATCAAACAAGTTGCGGAGATGAATGAACTCATAGGTAAACTTGGTTGGGAGGATTATGCGGCAGGGGCAGAATTGGCAAGCGAAGGGACAAGAAAA